AACTACACCAACATGGTGGAAGTTGTGTATTGCTACACCAAGAGCATGGATGGCGATGCTCCGGCTATCTTTTTCACTGTAATCTGTCCTCAAGCAGCATCAAATCGTACTGAAGACGATTCTTCTTGGGCAATTCATGAGCGGCTTGATTACGCGCATGGCGAGTATCCGTTTGTGGAATTCCGCCGCGAACAGTTGCGTAGAGCCGTTGTAGATACTCGTGGTATTCCAGAATTAGCATCTACGGATCAAGATGAAATTAAGGCGCAACATGATTCCATTCGGGATCATACTGCATTCTCGACGCTTCCACCGATCAAAGTGGTTAAGCGCATTGGCTCAATCAACAAGATTGGCCCAGGTGTGGCTCTTCCCGTGACAAACCAGAACGACTACACGTTTATGGAACCGCCCGCACGGGAACCCACTGTGGCTTTTAACCTTATCAATCGTGTTGAAGCTAATCATGCGGCATATTTTGGCACAATCAACGCAGCCGTGCCTCCAATGAAAACACAGTTGCTTCAACAGTCGTTGATTAACTCGTGGCTAATGACGTGGAGAAACGTGTTTCGGCAGATGTTCTCTCTTTGCTGCCAGTACATGAGCCCCGAGGAAATACAACGTATTACCGGAGGTTCATTGCCGCAAAATCTATCCGCAATTCACGATGAATTTGACCTTAGTGTCCGATTTGACGTGATGAACATGGACAAGGAATATATTGCGCAGAAGATTCAGTTCCTTAGCCAAATAGCACAGATGGATGCTGGTGGGGTTCTCAATCGAAATCGTCTAACTGAGATGATGATTCAAGCTATTGCGCCGGAAATGGCTAAAGAGCTAATTATGAATCAAGCGCAGGCATCTCAGAAGATGTATAAGGACGTGCAAACGGACATTGGCATGATGATGTTGGGGAACGAAGCGTTATATCAAGAGAACGATCCTACTGCTCAATCTAAGCTTCAATACGCGCAACAGGTAATGCAGCAAAATGTTATTGCTCAAAAGGCGTTGCAGGCTGATCCAAACTTTCAAGCATTGTTTCAAAATTACGTTAAAAGTTTACAAATGTCGGTCATGCAGCAACAAAATGCTCAAGTTGGTCGCATTGGTGTTAGTCCTATTCAACAACAACCTAGTTAATGATAACAGAAAATCAACGCACAGCATTTGGATTTCCTGGCACTAATAATGTTTGGACTGAAGTGATTAATGTAATTCAGCAGTCTCAAGAAACACTTTGGATGCAAGCAATTAGTTCACAAGTTAAAGGTGAAGATAGAGTGCATGCTTGTGGGCAAGCTGATGGAGTTAACATGATTTTATCATTACTTATAACTTTAAGAGAAGACGCTAAAAGAATAAATGGATTGACATCTGAAGAAGATTTGGCATAACGCTAATAACGGACTTCCCAGCGTTACTGGGATGATTAAAAGAAGGGACTTGCAACCTAAATTGCATGAATGAAGATAACACACAGCTTGAGTCGGCGGCTCAAGAGGAAGGCAGTAATTCCGTTGCAAATAAACTCGGTTTAGATCAACAGGGCTTAAAAGGCCTTATTGATAGCTTCCTTAACGAGGAGGAGCAGCCTGCTTCCGCTCAAGAGAAGCAACAGGATGATTCTGAGGAAACCGTTGCCTCTGATGAGGTGGACGATCAGTCCGAGGAAGAATCCAGTCAGCCTGAAGCTGATGAAAGTTCGTTGAGTAAGGGCGTGCAGAAGCGCATCAACAAGTTAGTTGCTGCGAAGAAAGCCGCTCAAGCTGAACTGGACGCACAAAAGGCAACTCTGGCAAAATTGCAGTCAGAATTGGAGTCTGCAAAGACTTCTTCTTATGCAAAACCGCCGGAGCACTCCGAATTTGCAGCTTCCTTGCAGACCTTTGAAAAGGTCAAAGAGGAATATGACAAAGCCTTGGAGGTGATTTTGTGGTGCGAAGATAATGCTGATGGAGGAGTCATTCCCTTGCCTAATGGCGAAGAGCATGAACTTACAGCAGCAGAAGTCCGAGCCATGAAGCGCACTGCCATGAAGCGCAAGGAGATCGAATTGCCGCAAAGGATGCAGTATTTGCAGTCACAAACTGCTGCTGAATCTCAAGTTGCAAAAGATTTTCCTTGGTACTCAAATCCCGCATCTGAAGAATACCAATTCTCTCAATCCGTGATTAGAGAGTTTCCAGAAATCAAGCGTAGGCCGGATTGGAAGCATGTTGTTGGCTTGTTGGCGTTGGGCGCGAAAGCGTACAATGAAAGCAAGGCCAAGAAGACTGCGACACCAATCAAGCGTGCGCCTGTACAGCCGAGTGTCAAAGCTGCACCACCCCAGACTACTCAATCTGAAATTTCAAAAGCACGTCAGAATTTTGCTAGGAATTCTTCTGACAAGCAAGGGCTGACAGACTTGGTTAAAGCAATGGGGTTCGTGTAACCCTTTCACCCTTAGTAAATTCTTTTGTTTTATGGCACTTCTTACAGAACCTACTCTATCCGGTCGCGGTAAACGCGAAGACTTGGCTGACATGATCTCCCTAGTGGATGCTCGTGATACGCCGTTCACCTCTATGGCACGTAAAGGCAGCAAGCCTGGGAATACCTATTTCCGCTGGCAGGCTGACCAGAATCCGTTGCCAGTCGTTGGTGGAACCATTGACGGTACTGATGTTTCCTCGTATAGCAACTATGTTGATGGCTACCGCAAGGAGCTTGCCAACTACGTTCAGGTATTCCGCCGCACTGTGCGTGTTTCCAAACTCGCTCAGGACTTGGCAGACGTTGCTGGTGTCCGTGACTCGCTTTCCGATAACGTGGCCAAGGCCATCATCGGCCTCAAGCGTGACATGGAAGTTACTTTCACTTCTGACCAGCTTGGGCAGCAGGACACTGGTGCAGGTGGCGTTCCCTACCTTACGGCAGGTGCACAGGCTTGGATCGGTGGCGATAACATCGGCACTGGCTTGAACATTGGTGCTGGTTCTAAGACACCTTCATTCATCACTCCTGCAACGTCTATCATCACCGGATCTAATGCTTCTGCATTGACTGATGTTGTTGTTCAGGGTGTGTTGAAGTCGATCTTTGACCAGACCGGCCAGTACAAGTCCTTTGATTGTATCGTTGGAACGGATCTTAAGCGTGCCTTCACTGGTTTGCTTGGAACTACCGCTCTTACGACTACGAGCACTGTTGGCGTGACTGGCGCAGGAGCAACAAAGGTTCAGACGTTCCAGCGTGACGCTGCCGCAGACACTTACATCCAAGCGATGGACGTGTTCCAAGGCGATTTCGGCACGGTTCGCTTGCATCCTACCACGTTCCTTGGCACAATCTCCGGCAGCAGCTACACCGCAAAGCCTGCTTATGGTCTTGTTCTTGATATGAACTTGATCGAAGTTCGTTACGGTGGCAATGTGGCACAGGTTACTGCGCTTCCTGATTACGGTGGTGGCCCTGCTCGTTTGATCGAAGCAGTTGCTGGCCTCGTAGTTGGTAATCCGCTCGGCCTTGGCAAGTTCACATACGCCGCTGCTTAAGCCTTCTGAGCGACACCTGCCAGTGCGTGATTGCGATTGCGCTTCTACAAGTGGTGTGACAGCCGGAGAGACGGCACACTTTTTAATCGCGGAGTAGCTCAGTGGTAGATCGCTTGGCTCATAACCAAGATGTCGCTGGTTCGATTCCAGCCTCCGCAACCATTTTTTATGATTCAAATAGACGATAAATCTGCTCATCAATTAGAAAAAGAACTGCAAGTTGGCTGGGAACGTAACCGTACTGAAGCGGCAGCAGAGGTTAAGCAGCTAGCCAAATTCAACCAAGAGCGACATAAGTCGATTGAAGGTCTTGGCCAAAAGATTGCCACTATTCCAGGGCATGCCTATCACTTCTGGGGCCAAAAACTAGGGTACGCTTGTTGGAACGATAAAGCATTTATGAACGAGTTTTTGCGTGACAATCCAGAATGCAAAGTTAATAGTGGTGGCACTAAGGAAATCCATGTTGGCTGGACTCCTTCAGGCAAGTAATCACGCATGAAAACAGTCCCATTTAGTGATATATTAGGTCAAGTATGCCAACTTGTTGGCCTTGATCGCAACACGCTAAATGACAAATCGTTTGCGGCTGTGCGAGACATGTGTTCTCGCAGGTTGGGCTCTATATGGGATCGCGAAGAGTGGCCCGACACGGAACGCAGACTTTCAACATGGGTAGGAAATCCCGTTCAGTCTATTTCTCCAATTAGCATTGATGGAAAGAACTTGCGAGTTTATTTGGATGTAAACTTTCCTCGTGTATACATTGCCGACTTTGAAGGTGACGCTTACAAGAAAAATACAATATCGCAAACTAACGTCAGCTTTATAAATCCATTTTATATATTAAAATCTGATGGAACTAGAGTTGCTGTTTCAGAAAAACAATACACTTTTAATTATTCAACTTTAACTGATACATTTGGATCGTATATTCAGTATATTGACGTTGAAATTACAGATGGCACAGCAGAATATCCAGCCACATATCCAGGGGTAAACGCGCCATTAACTACTACGGTTATATTTGCATCTAATAGGAATTTACTTGTTCAAATTGGAGTAGATGCACTTCAAGTTCTTGAAGCTTCTAGCAGTAATCCTGAATCTAGTACTCGGTTTGCCAATGAATCGTTTTTGGTTGAAGACTTCTCTGATAGAAACGATGGAACTTATAATGAAATTTGGCAGCAAGAGTTTTCCTATTTAAGGTTCCTTACTGATAAGCAGAAGTTTATTAGATATCGCCAAACGTGCCCAAGTTTGTTTGGGTCAAAGTTTTCTGAGTACTCAGATTACATTGCCGGATCTCAAGTTTACTATGACACTGCGCAAGGAAATGGCGCATACAATCCAACAGTGCTGACAAATGCGGTGCGTGGCAATTTCTGGATAGCCGTACAAAATGTACCGCATACTTTGGGCGTTAGGCCAGCAGAAGTAAGCACTTATTGGAAGATGATTTCAATTCCATATAGGTTCAAGGATTACCTAATCAATGGCATTGCCGCTGACTTTTTACGCTCTGAAGGTCGCGCAGAAGAAGCCGGAGTGCTTGATGGAACTGCCGAGATGGCACTGCAACAACAAATTGATGTTCTTGTGCGTCAACAAGGCCAAGTACAAAAGATGAACATGGTGTATACTTACTAGCATGATCACGAAATTCTTGCGCAAACGAAATGCTGATGTTGGTCTTCCGTTTTCAAAGAACTTTTCAAGAATACAAGTTCACGCAAATGGAGATCAAACATTCAAGTTTGTTAAAAAACAAAACGCAGCCCCACCAACAACAGGTCTATTGTTGACTGAAGCATCTGACTATCTTAATACTGAACTTGGTCAGCGTATTGTTGTTGAGTAATGCTGCCATTTTATCCATCTTGTAGTTAAAGTTTAATTTTATGGCTGACATTAAAATCTCCGCACTTCCAACGGCAACAAGCGTAAATGACGCTGACATCTTCGTGATGGATCAAAGTCTTGTTACAAAGACTGCCACTCGTGCTCAAATCCTTGCTAGCATCAAAGATGCAAACAACAACATCACGGCAAACGCTTTTTTTAATAACCTTGCAAGCATTACCGCTTCGGGAACTCCGGTTGTTTTAACTGTTGCCTCTGCTCCTGTTAGTTTGGTTACTGGTTCCGGCGGTCAAGTCATCAAGCTTCCTGATGCTACTACGCTAACAAATGGCACTATTTTCTCGTTTAACAATAACCAGTCAAGTGGAGCAATTAGCGTAAACAACAACTCTAATACGTTGGTTGTCTCTGTTCCTTCAGGTGGATATACAACTGTTGTGCTGCTATCAAATGCAACAGCAGCAGGATCTTGGGACAGGCACGACCAAACTCCAGCAAACGTATCTTGGAGCACTAATACTTTTGACTATCCAGGCTCAATTACCAGTGCAACGTGGAATGGTAATGCAGTTGCCATAAATCGTGGCGGCACTGGAGCCACAAGCCAAGCTGCGGCTCTTATAGCACTGGCTGCTATGGCAACTAGTGAGAGGGCTACATATGCCACCACTACTCAAGTTGCTGCTATCACAGCATCTTCACTTGGCGCATTATCTACTGCTCAAGCAGTAACGATAGCGCAAGGTGGAACTGGTCAAACAAGTCAGCAGGCGGCATTAAATGCCATTGCGGGAGCAGTAACGGCCAATCAAGTTCTCAAGGGTAATGGCACTAATGTTGTTCTTGGGGCGTTGACTTCTGCTGATATTCCTACGCTACCAATCGCAAAACTAAGTGGCGTTGCCGCATCTGGGGCTAACACAGATCTAACATCCGTAGCATTGACTACCGGAACAGTGTCAACTACGCCGTCAGGAGTTACTGACATTGTAAATAAGGCGTATGCTGATTCGATTGGATCTGGCATTAACTTTCATGACGCTTGTGACTACGGCACATTAGCTGCATTATCGCCTACAGCAACATACAATCAGCCTGGTGGTGCTGGTGTTGGTGTTAATGCAACGCTAACTGGCCAAACTAATATTGCGCTTCAAGTTGATGGAGTTACCGTTGCTGTTGGCAAGCGTATTTTGGTTAAGAACCAAGCAAGTGCATTCCAGAACGGAGTATACAACGTCACGCAGCAAGGTGATGGTTCTACTGTTCCGTACATCTTGACACGCGCAGCAGATTACGACACAAGCGGTTCTGGAACCAATGAAGTTCAAGCGGGTGACTTTATTTTAATTCTTAGCAGCACGTTGGCTAATACGGCTTGGGTACAACAGACCCCTGCTCCAATCAACTTTGGAGTTACCAGCATATCATTCACCCAATTTGCTGCTGCTGCGGCCGGTGTAAGTTCGTTTAATACGTCTCTTACAGGCTTAACGCCTAGCACCAACACGACTGGTGCAGTAACGCTTGCAGGTACTCTAGGAGTGGCCAGCGGCGGCACAGGAGCAGCCACATTGACTGGGCTTGTTAAGGGCACTGGAACAACCGCAATGGTTGCTGCTACTGCTGGAACTGATTATGTGGTTCCAAGTGGCAACATCACGGGAACAGCATCAAACGTAACTGGCATAGTTGCTATCGCTAATGGTGGCTCTGGCCAAAGCACTCAAGCCGCAGCAATCACCGCTCTTACTGGAACTCAGACATCTGGCCGTTATTTGCGCTCAGATGGCACTAATGCAGCATTAGCAGCAATCCAGGCTGGTGACGTTCCTACGCTAAATCAGAACACTTCTGGTACTGCTGCTGGACTCAGCTCTACGCTTGCCGTGACATCTGGAGGAACGGGGCAAACGGCTTATACTGATGGGCAGTTGCTTATTGGAAATACAGCTACGGGAGGCTTGAGTAAGGCAACCATTAC